GGATATGACAGCCGTTTTTCTGTCTACAACGCTAAAACAACCACAAGCAATGAAAGCGATTTCATTAAAGGCTCCGGGAAGAGCCTTCAATCTCCCGACAGTGAGTATCAGTGGCGCGACAGTGCGCCGGATGTCAACCTTTGCAGCCATAGCCGGAACCGCCGGGGCATGGATATGCGCCATCGCCGACCGACCATTAGCCTGCTGCCTCTGCGCTTTGGTGGTGACCGTGTGCGCCGCAATAAATTACTCAAGCAAGAAAGGGGGCGCGCTATGAAATATTTCGTGACCCTGAACCTTCTGCGGTCGACAACAAAGCTCGGGCAACTACTGTCAGATATCGTGTTCAAACGCTATGCCAATGCTCTCGTCCTTGACGAGGAAGCTTCGGCAATCCCCCGTTTTCTGGAGGAAAAGATTGCGGAGCTGTGCGCCGGGAATCCGCGCCTTAAGCCGATGGTGGTGCACACCACCGGTTTCTCCGCCGACAACCGCAACATACAACGCTGGGCGTCAGCACAGATTTTCGTCTGCACGAAAGAGGGCAACAAGGCGTGGACCGATAACCGCCCCTTCACGATACAACTCACCCCCGTGGCTCATGACCGCACATGCACCAAGGGCGACCGCCCCGGTGACGGCGGGGCGGGCACACAGGGCAATCCGTCATCCGGTGAAAGGAATGTATCGAAGAAGTAACCTATTATAAACCATACTCATTACTATAAACATGAAACTTACAGCAACTACATATGAAGATCGTATCAACGAGATTATAAGCCAGGTCAACGAAGGGAAGCTGCCCGTGCAGATGGGGCTCCTCGCCGACTCCCTGCGCACGGCGCGCCCCGATGACGCCCCGCAGGACGTGGCGGCACCCGGTCACGACCTCATGACCTCGGCGGAGATACGCGACCGCCTCGCCGAGGTGTGCGACCTGGAGCTTAACCAGGTAGCCGAGGTGATGACCGCACTGGGATACCGCCTCTACCACCCCGCCTTTACCGGCGCACAGTGGGCGATGAAGGAAAAAGAATCTTGATGACAGATTGAACGGACACATTTTTTTACATTTTTTTGATTTGACCTGACAGTCTCGCAGTGATGCGGGGCTGTCTTTTTTTTGCCCTTTCTCCCACGGTAATTTAGCGGTAATCATTTCAAAACGCAATGGATTACCAGTTAATTATCGACTATAACATAGGGCGTTGGGGCTACTCTAAGCAGTGGGTACGCAACACCCTTGCCGGTTACAAGGGCAAGCATGTCGACGTGTTGATATCCTCCCCCGGAGGTGACCTCGACCACGCTCTCGACATCCGTCAGCAGTTTATCGACCATGGCGACGTCACTGTGCATATCGTGGGCTTCACAGCCTCGGCGGCGACAGTGATCGCGATGGGCGCGAAAAAGGTGTGCATGTTCCGCGGTGCCGTGATGAAGGTGCACAAGTGCTCCAACTATATCGACGTGTGGGGCGCATACAATGCCGACCAGATGGAGAAGCTCATAGAGGACCTTACCAAAAACAAGAAGGAAAATGACAAGATCGACGTGATTCTCGCCAACATCTACGCCGCCCGCTGCGGCAAGAAGGTAGCCGACATCCTTGACCTGCTCAAGCGCGACACATGGCTCGACGCCGACGAGGCACTGAACTACGGGCTTGTCGACGAGATTGAGGAAGGCATGGCACCGGTGATGCTCGACGAGGCGACAGAGCGCAAGCTGAACGCCCTGGGCCTCGGCACGGAGGGCATTCCCGACGGTCTGCGCGTCGCCGCCCACAAGGATTCCATCTGGGACAAGGTAAAGAAGTCGCTTTTCCCGGCAAAGGACACCCCCGCAAAACAGGATTCTGCAGTCGATGATGAACAGGTGATAGAATCTACTAACCCCATTAACACGACACAGATGAAGACTATCACGCTCGCCGCCGCCATGGCGGCTGTTCTTGCCGTGGAATCTCTCGAAGCCGATGACAAGGGACGCGTCGCCATATCGGAGGAGCAGCTTAATGCTGTAGCCAAGAAGATTGACGACCTTTCCGCCGACATCACGGCTAAGGAAAATTCCATCAAGCAACTTGAAAAGCAGGTGGCTGACCTCGAGAAGCTGCCCGGTGACAGCTCCCACGACGTAAAGGATGACGCCGGGGAAGAGAAGCTGAACGCATCCGACATGTACGACTCAATTAAAGACCTGATCTGATTATGGCTTCCCTTAACTGTACCGACCAGGACTTTCTTACCTCGGCGAGAAAGTACCGCAAGGAGTTCCTGCGCCTCCCGGTGCTCCGTCTCCTTGACATACTCCAGAAAAATTTCACCATCCGCCCCGGCATCCGCTACGAGGAAAAGGTGTACTCGGTTGACGCCGACATGCAGTTTGGTCCTTACAACCCCAAGCGCACCGCCGACCTTGAGCTTGACGTGAACGCCCGCACACTGAAGACCTACTTCGGCTCGGTGCGCCGTGAGTTCGACCCCAATGCGTTCTACAAGACCGTGCTTGGCTCCGAAATCACCAAGGGCGAGGCTCTGAAAGGTGTCGAGGTGGCTCGCCTCGTGCTCTCCATCCTCTCCGGAAAGCTCGGCGACCATATCGCCCGTGAACTGTTTACCGCTGTCCGCAACGACTCAGGCACCACCACCCATGACCTTTTCAACGGCTTCGACACCATCACCGCCTCAGAGATTACCGGCGGAGGTCTTGCCACAACCAAGGGCAACCTCTATGAGTTCTCCGATGTGATCGACTCGACCAACGCCGTTGACCTTGTCAAGGCTTTCCTCCGCTCCGGTGACGACTTCCTCATGTCGCAGGAAGGTCTCAAGCTCTACATGCCGTATCAGGTATGGTACGACTACATGGACGACTACAAGATTACTACCGGTGCAATCTCCTACAACCAGAGCTACCGCCAGATTCATCCGGAAGGCTTCGAGAATGTCACCTTCGTGCCGATGTTCCAGAAGCGCGGCTCTGAGTTCCTCCAGCTGACCACCAAGAATAACATGCTTATCGGTGTCAATCAGACGGGCGAGGAGGAATCCATCACCGTCGAGAAGCATGATGTGGTGCTGCTCACGTTCTTCGCCACACTTTTCTTCGGCTGCGATTTCGAGTCTATAGACCCGACACGCCTGCTCGTCGGCATGCTCAAGAAGAAGACCGCCACCACAACTCCCTCTACGGGCGGGTCGGGTAACTCCGGCACACAGGGCGGCAGCGGCAACCAAGGCGGAGACACCCCTTCTACCGGCACCGAGTCCGATAAGACTCAGGGCGAGGGCTAATACTGAATTTCTAACTGACTAAATTCTCAAGCTATGAAGAAATCAGACTGCTCTGCAAAGACGCTATATGAATCACTCCGGTTTTGTCCGGGCGAGACCACCATGCCGGGTCTCAGACCCGAGGCGTACGCGATACCCAAATCGCAGATCTTGAAATTCCCGACTCGCAAAAAACCGGGCGATACAGGCGCGACCCTCGGCGGTCTCGTGACCTGCACCACCGATTTCACCCTCGCCGCCGATGCCAAATGGTTTGCTGTCGACATCGTGACCACCGCCTCCAATGTGAAGGCGGAGTCACAGGGTGAATACCCCTCCAAATCGTTCCTCGTATCGGCAACCATCAAGTATGCCGGCGTTGACGAGGAGGCTACCGGATTCTGCATGATGGCTAACATCGATGACCTCGTTTATGTGGTGCGTCAGAAAAACGGCAAGTACCGTATCATCGGTAACGAGATGGAGCGAACCGAGACAAAGCCGGCACAGGACTCCGGTATGGCTGTCACCGACGCCTCAGGCACCACTCTCGAGATATCGGTGTCTGACACGTCGCCCGCTCCTTTCTACACGGGCAAGCTCGTGACCGAGGACGGCACTATCGACTGCTCCACCGGGCTTATCGAGGAATCGGAAGCCGGCTCTTGACCTCTTGAAGGTTTTTGATTTATAATGTGATAACCTCCGGCGCGGTTGGCGATATTTGACTATATGCGCCCCCGCGCCTTTCTTATTTTCTTGTTTTTTTATGGCTAAACTTGACCAAAAACTGACAGCGGCAATACAGGACTGGCTCAACACTCCGGAGAAGTCGCGCGACATACAGGCAGGGGCACAGATGCTGCTGAGCCTGAACCGTAACATGGCGATGTTCAACTCGGCTATGCGCCGACCTGAAAAATATGCCGCAAAGGTGGCTTACGAGCTTCGCAAGTACCTTAACATACGCCTTCACGGCATGGCGGTGAGCGATGTCGTCGAGCTGGAGAAACAGGTGATGCCCCGCGTCGCCGAGACTGTCGCCGTGCCGATGGCGGACATTGACCCGTCATCCCCGGCTGAAAAAGGCGCGAAAATCGCCCGTGGCAAACGCCCCGACCATGACGCGCTCCCGGAGGAGATACGCGACCTTTACACAGCCAACGTGGAGCGTCGCCGACGTATCGACATCCTGTTTAACGAGCTGAAGGCTATGCACGACGCCGAGCCGTGTGACCGCTTCGAGAAGCTGCACATTCTCGACGAGATTGAATCGGCTTACCGCAAGGCGTGGGCGCGTTATGACGCTTACCGCCCCGGCGAGCCTGAACCGATGCCGGAGGATGAAGTGAAACGCCGCCTCTCGGCTGCTCGTAAGACCATCTCCAAATACCGCTCCGTCTATGAGAAGAGCGAGGGCGCGCGCCGTGATGCGGCACTGGAGAAGGTGAAGGCTGCCGCCACCACAGTGCGCGAACTGGGCGGTGACTTCTCCGACGACACCCGCTTTGCCCTGAAAGATATGGGTATCGAGCTATGACCTCAGATAGTGTGAAGCTGCGCCCGCTGTCGGAGTGCGCCATGCAATCGTATTTCTGCGCCGGACTGCAGCTCGCCGATGTGATCGAGTGGGCGGTGAAGCAATGCGGGGTGTCACGCCTCAGGGTGTCGACATTCTCGGCGGGTGATGAGTTTCTCCGCCGCCTATACCGCCTCAAGCAGTCGGGCGCGGTGACTCACTGCACACTGGTGTGTGACACACGCGCGATGAAGAAGACGCGGCTGCTCATGTCGTTCATGAGCGGCGTGGTCGACGAGGTACGCGTCGCCCCTAATCACTCAAAGGTGGTGCTTGTCGAGGGTGACCGTATGACTGCGGCAATCGTCACGTCACAGAACCTTACCCGCGGCAACCGCACTGAGGCGGGAATAGTCATTTCTGACCAATCCGCGATTTCCGCAATTCGCGGTGACTTAGACATTTTGCTTTCTAACTCTACACTGATATATGGTACTTTCTGACAAACAGCTTACAGAACTTTCATCGCTTGCCTCGGCTCTGACACCGGTGAGCGACATCGCCGTGCTCATGGGTCTCGACGAAGACGCTCTCCGTGTCGAATTGGAGATACCTGACTCCCCGGCACGTCAGGCGTTTCGCAAGGCTGTGGCTGAGACATCGCTTGCCATACGCCGCCGTGAAATCGAGTTTGCAAAGATGGGCTCGCCGCTCGCCGTGCAGTCGGCGACTTCTTTTATTTCTATAATCTGTGAAGACCTCTGACCATGCCGCTTCCTAAAATCGCCGATGTAGCGCTTTCCCACCTGTTCACTCCGTATGACAGGATGATCGCCGACGGTGTGCCGGTGGTGACCGCACAGCGCATCATGCGCCTGCGCGACACTTACAACCACTGGCTGAACTTCCCGCGCAAGAAAGACCGCGAGATAGTGGCGTATCTCCGGAGCCGCTACGAGCTTTCATCGACTACCGCATACGAGGATCTTAACATGGTAAAGCATCTTCTCGGCAACCTGCAGAAGTCGTCGAAGGACTATCACCGCTATCGGGTTGTGGAACGCCTTAACCATGCCTATGACCTCGCCGCCGCGAAGGGCGATGTGAAAAACATGATCCTGGCGATGGACAGGCTGGCGAAATACACCCAGCTCGATAAGGAGGATGACAAGGATATCGACTGGAGCGTCATCATACCGCAGCGGTTTATCTTCACCGATAATCCGGAAGTGCTCGGCTTCCGCCGCATGACAAACGTCAAGGAGCGCAAGGAGGCTCTGAAACAGAAATATTTCACGGAGGATGTCAAGGAAGTCGAGTTTGAGGAAATCGACTTTGACCAGGAGGAGCTTTTCAAACCTAAACACATCAACCCCGATGGAACGCCCTCAGGAAATTGACCCACAGGTGTACCTCAATGAGGTGCAGCGCGACATAACCACCGTCGTACAGGCGAAGGACACCGTGCTTGTCGCCGGACGTGCATTCGGCAAGGGTATGGTACACGCTCTCTGGAATCTCCGTAACTTCCAGCGTATGCCCGGCTCGATTACCGGTATCGTGTCGGCTAACATCAAGCGCGCCCTTACCAACACACTCCCCTCGATGCTGGTGCACTGGGAGAAATGGGGCTTCAAGCGTAACAAGCACTGGTGCATCGGCATTAAACCGCCTAAGGCGTGGGGATGGGAGAAGCCTATCTTCCCGGTGCAGAACTTTGAGAATGTGCTGTCATTTTACAACGGGTCTGTCGGGTATATCATCTCGCAGGACCGCTCGGGTACTTCCAACTCGCAGTCGTATGACGCGCTCGACTGCGACGAGGCAAAGTTTATCGACTTTGAGCAGTTCAAGGATGAGACGCTGCCCGCACTCCGTGGCAACCGTCAGTATTTCGGCAAGCACTTCTTCCATCACTCGATGCTTATCAGTTCCGACATGCCGGTGACACGCAAAGGGTCATGGTTCCTGGACTACCGGGAGAAGTGTGACCCGGAGGTGATCGAGGTGATACGCACTCTTGCCCACGACATCGCCATCATGGATAAGCGTTGTCGCGAAATGCGTGCCAAGGGCGTACAGCCCCCGCCTTACCTGAAGGCGGAGATGCGCCGGATGCACCGCGAGCTGTGCCAGTTCCGCGCCGTCGCCCTCGACTACCGCGAGGTGTCGACCATAGAGAACCTTGAGGTGCTTGGCGAGGCTTTCATCAAGCAGCTGAAGCGCGACCTCCCGCCGCTGACGTTCCAGACCTCGGTGCTGTGCAAGCGTATCGGTCTGACCCGCGATGGTTTCTATTCCTCAATGACGGAGGCGCACAAGTACTCCGCCACTAACTTTTCCTACCTTGATTCTCTTGAGTATAAGTTTGACAAGATTAAGGAGCCGTCATCCCTGATGGATGCCGATGTCGACACTACACGCCCTATCTGTGTGGCTTTCGACTATAACGCCAACATCAACTGGCTTGTCGCCGGACAGCCCAAGGGTAAACGCCTGCTGGTGCTGAAATCATTCTATGTCAAGTATGAGCGGAAGCTGCGCGAGCTGGTGGGCGACTTCTGCCAGTATTACCGCAACCATCGCAACAGGCGCGTGATATTTTATTACGACGCGACCGCGAAACAGGGCAGCTATGCGGTTGACGGCGCTACATTCCTATCTGTTATCACCGAGACCTTCAAGGCTCACGGATGGGCGGTGACGCTGAAGGACATCGGCAAGCCGATGCTCCACCCGGTGAAGCACCTGCTTATCAACCGCATGTTTGCGGGACAGGGCAAGCTCATGCCGATGATAAACCGCGAGAACAACGAGGACCTTATCATATCGATACAGACAGCGGGGGTGTACAACGGCAACAAGGATAAACGAGGCGAGAAGCTCGCGGAGAATGACGAGTCGCCTCTTGAGCTTCGCACCGACGGCTCTGACGCTTTCGACACACTCTGTATCGGGTGCGAGAACTATCCGGTGTCTAACTCGATGGTTTCGGTGGTGTCATCGTTCTGATTGGTTGTTTTTCTTGGTTTTTAATATAGGTAAGGCGCAGGCTGTGAAGTCCGCGCCTTTATCTGTTGTTTAGCCGGTCTCGCTGGCATATCCGGACTGCAGGGCGCGCTCCCCTCTCGCGCTCACCCCTGACTGTCTCGATGACACTCCGTTTATGCGGTCACCTGCGGGTGTATCTGCCTGTTCCTTCCTTACCGCGAAGTTAGCTGCGCCTTGGTTGCCAGGTAAAGGACATGCTGCAGAATACCGGCATCCCATAAAACTTTTCTCTGAAAACTTTGACTCGCCTACGGTGGGATGTGCCCGGTATTTCCTTGACCTTTCTGCGGCTGCGCTTGGTATGCGGTGTAAGGAACGAGGCGACACCCGAAAGGTTGGACGCATAAAAAAAACGTCGGACATCTCGGATATTGGCGAAACCGGCAAGGAACTTCAGCTCTCCCTCAGGATACCGCATATATGATGAGCCACCCGACACAAACGGTTTGAATTATGGAATACTATTATTTGACTTTCGACATCGTATGTGATGAAATTGAATCACGCGTGTATGACGCTGCCAGCGACATGAATGACTATTCAGTGTGTGACCGCATCGGCGAACTCGCCGCCGCTTTTGCTCTTGACTATCCCGAAGAAACAGCCGTCTACGGCATGGATGTGATTGAATCGACCTTTGCGATGAAAGCCGACGCGATGATGTGCCACGCGTCGACCGTGTGCGAGCCTGACTATCTGGCTCTTGAAAGCGAGTATTTTTCGGAGGGTGTGCAGCTCTCTCTATTTGCCTGACCTTTAATCCCGTTGACCCATGCAGAGTTTATTTGACATCGTAAGTGAATCAGCCGTTGAATACGGCATCACCGTGAAATCTCGCAATGAATCATTTAAGCGCGTCACCATCACCGGCAGCCGCGACGCTGCTAATTTCGCCGCCGGTCTATTTGGCGATGATGTTGAAATCGTGGAATCCTTTATTGTCGTTACTTTGAACCGCGCAGGAAAGGTTACAGGCTGGGCGCGAATCAGCACAGGCGGCAGGACGGCGACCGTGGTGGATAATGCGATTATAGCCAAAATCGCAGTCGATGCGCTTGCAAGCGGTGTGATACTCGCACACAACCATCCGAGCGGCACGATGCGCCCGAGCATCCAAGACGACACACTTACCAAGAGGGTGCGCGAGGCTCTTGCCTTGTTTGATATAAAGGTGCTCGACCACATCATAGTCACCCCGACATCGGATTACTATTCGTACAATGACGAAGGGCGATTGTGTTGACGATGTTACTACTCACACGGCACGGATTACCACCGTGCCTTTTTCGTTTCCCGTAGTCGCTGTTGACGCATTACCCCCTGTCATATTCCGCGATTTCGGGGGCGGTAATCGGCGGTAACGCGCAGGGCGCCGTGGGGTGAACTCCGTCACATTCGGGCTTTACCCGAATTTTGCGCCGCCTTAACCCCTATTTGTTAAGCAGTTTAGGCGGCGAGGAGCGGAAAAGCATCGGAAATTGCCGCTTTTTCCCCCGTAAAACCCCGGCGATATGGCTATCACGCAGGTTTTTACGGGTCCCGTTGCCTGTTGTCTTTTTTTACCGGCGTTTTCAACGATATTTTCGTGCTATCAATTTAAAAATATGGCAACTACGCTCATTTCTTCTATTGAAAACCCGGTGTTCGCTTCCGACCTGGAGGTAATACAGATGACTTCCGACGAATCTCCGATACCGGTCATGATTCTTGATGCCGGTAACCGCATCATTTTTAACACGGTGCTGTATCCGCTTTCAAACGGGTCAGTGTCGCTCTTTGATGTGGCTGACATTCTTGATAAGTCGCTCGGGGATTACCCGTGCGGATCATTCTCCATCTGGGTTAAAGACAGGCGTGTGTGCTATCTGAATGTCATCCGCTCGGCGGTCAAGCTGTCGCTCCCCGCCCGGGAGTGGACTGCCTCGCGATTCCTGACATCCATGACCGATGAGCGCGACACGGCGGAAGGAAGGTTTGAGACCCTCTCGTGCTATAACCCGCAAGAGCTGCCTTGTACGGCAGAGTGCATCTATCTTACTGAGGATAACACGCTTGTCTACAAGGTCGTACCGGTTGCCATGACAGAAAAAATCGGATATGTGGCTGAATATGACGTGTCGCCTCACCGTTTCGTCCGCTCCGGCTATCAACTGGTACAGTACACGATAAAGGCGGGGGATATGACGCAGCGATACAGGGTGCTCCGTTCGCCTGCTCCAGATAGCGTGGCTTTCGTGTTCCGCAACAACTTCGGCTGTTGGGAGACTCTTTATTGCGCCGGTGAACTTGCCACAGACCCGCAGTATGACCGTCATGCGTACATGGTTAGCGGGCGTTTTGAAGCGTATGATACCGGGGAGACCGACAGTGCCACCGCCTCCACTGGGGTGATGCGCTTCGGTGCCGAGTATATCGCCCGCGACATGGCGCGTTCGAAATATGTCTATCTTCTTAACGCTGACGGCACAAGGGGCGAAAGGGTAGTAATCACTGACTGCTCGGTAAAGGCGACCAATGCCTATGACTTTCTGCCCCAATTCTCCTTTACCTACCGTCTGTCACACAAGGGGGCTGCCGACCTTGATAAGTTCAGAATATTCGATTACACATTTGACGCGACCTATGAATAAACGACCTACAAAAATGATGCACTGGCTTGATGCCTTGGCTCTGCTCGATACGGGCGAGCCGTGCGACCTCAAGGTGTGGAAGCTGTCGACGGGTGACATCATCGAATACCCGCAGGCAGTGTGCATCGGCAGCTCATTCCGCAACGGCACCCACCGCGTGAAATGTCACGGCAGCGGGGCGCCGAGAGAGTTCAGGGACATAACACTTTTTGAGATAAATGGATACGAAATTATCAGATGACGCGCAGAAAGCGCGCACAACCTGTCAGTCAGAGATATTCGACTTCCGCATCGACGAGTCCTCTGTCGACGTGACTGACTCAGCAACAGTGTTTGAGGATGATACCGTGGACCCGGAGGGAAAACCGGTGCCCGGATATCCGTCGTTCAGGTACATGCCATACGGTCCTGACGACGACCTGCCGTTTAAGCTGCTTCGGCACATCGGCAAGGATGAAGTGCTTTCACAGAATCTTCTGTTTAACCTGCTCACCGTCTACGGCTCAGGCATCGAGTACACCGACCCCGCGACAGGCAAGCCTACGGAAGACAAGGAAATCAAGGCTTTCCTTCGCTCCAACTCTTATAAACGCTTCTTCCTGGAGCAGAGCACCGACATGAAGCATTTTTTCTTCTCGGTGGCGGTCATCATTTTAAACCGTAAGCGTGACAAAATTGTGAAGGTGATTCACAAGGATGCCTGCTTCTGCCGGTTTGAAAAGGCAAACTCCAAGGGGGAGATCGCCCACCTTTTCTATGCCAACTGGCGCAAGACATCGGCACTTGCCAAGGGGGATGTGGAGATGATTGAACTTCTCGACGAGCGCGACCCGCTGGGCGACCTGCGCGTGAAGCTCGGTCTCGACATCGGAAACGACGGCAAGAAACGTCAGCGCACCAACGCCTACAAGTTCGCGGTGGCTATGCGTTTCCCGACTCCGGGCAACCGCTATTACCCGATGCCTTATTACACGTCGCTCTTCCGGGGCGACTGGTATGACATCAAGCGGCTTATCGGCAAGGGCAAGAAGGCTAAGATACGCAATCATGCCGCCATCCGCTATCAGGTGGAGGTGCTGAGTGAATACTGGGATAACGTGTGTGACCAGGAGAACATCACCGACCCTGTCAAACGTCAGGAACGTATAAAACAGGAAAAGCAGAACATACGCGACTTCGTGACGGGCATTCACAACTCCGGAAAGGTATGGATTACCGGGTATTATGTCGACCCTTACGGTCATGATCAGCACATGGTCAAGATTAATGTCATCGATTCCGGAAAGGAGGGCGGCGACTGGTCGGAAGACACTCAGGAGGCATCCAACGTGCTCTGCTACGGCACTAACATCCATCCCAACCTTGTCGGCGCAGTGCCCGGCAAGTCGCAGAGTAACAACTCCGGTTCCGACAAGCGGGAACTTTTCACGCTTAAGCAGACTCTTGAGACCGCTTTCCGCGACATGCTCCTCGCCGTGCATGAGCTGATAGTGTCATTCAACGGATGGGAGGGCAAGGTCGTGCCGTCTGTGCCGGTGGTGCTTCTTACCACACTCGACAAAGGGACGGATGCAAAGAAAGTAAACCCGACAACCAAGGAGGAGGTGTGACATGGATATTTCACGCGAGTTTTTTAACAAGAACTGTCCCGCCGCTATCGAGCCTTCGGGCAAAATCTTTGAGGCGGTATCATCTTTTTTCCCGGAAGCGGAAAGACTGGTTGCCGGCGTAATCGATGACGCGATGATTGACTCCATCGCCGAGGAACATGACCCGAACGGCATCGCCGACATTTTCCGTCGATTTATCTGCCTGCAGGCGTTGTACCTCGCCGTGCCTCACCTCGATCTCGTGCTGACCCCCACCGGGTTCGGCGTGGTCAGCACCGACACCGTAGCACCCGCAAGCGCGGAGCGTGTGCGCTCGCTGCGTACCGCGCTGGAGCGTGATTCCGGACTCGCTTTCGATGAGCTGTTTGACCGCCTCGCACCGCTAACGGAGTGGAACACGTCGGTGAAGGCTCACCGTTTCGTGTGGACACTGTTCCCAAGACTTCAGGATATCGCCGACATCACGGGGGAGCCCGTGACCATTACACTGTACCCCTTATGGTCGCCGGACATCAACGGCGCGGAGCGCAATCTTGCCGTGAAGCTGTCGCCGGAGCTGCTTCAACACCTGCGCGACGGCGTGAGATGTGCATCGCTCACAGATGCCGAGACCCGCCTTGTCGGCATGATAAAAGGCTATGTCAAGGCTTATCTCAATCATGAAGCTCTCGGCATGGATCTGAAACTGCTGAAAGTGGTCGAGGACGACATCAAGGAGTTCCCGGCTTATGAAAAGTCATCCACCTGTCACGCTAACCATTTTGAACGATATGAAAACCGCAAGGAAGACTCGTGTTTCTTTTTCGGGGCATAGGCTGCACATCTCTCTGCCGTCTTCATGGGCGGAACTGTCTCAGGAGGAGCTGACGCGGGTGTACTGCATCAAGGCTTCTTGCTTCAGCGAGTCAGTGCCGGCACTGGTATTCGCGGCTCTGTCGGGCATGAAGGTGCTGTTCCGCCGCGACGGACAATTTGCCTGCCGCTTCAAGGTCGGGCGCAAGACTTTCCGTGTGTGGGTGTCGCCGGAGCTGCTTTCCGAGCAACTTGAACCGCTGTCGTTCCTGAACGAGCCGGGCAATGTGCCTGTGCGACTCGATACCATGCGCAAGCGTCACGCTCTCGATGCGAGGCTGCTCGGCGTGACTTTCGGCACATATCTGCAGCTTGAAAACCTGTATCAGGGATTTCTTGCCTCTCACGATATATCCGTGCTGTCGGAGATTGCCGAAATCCTGTATCCCGGCGGCGAGTTCGGGGAGCTGAAGGGATTCGAGCAGGTGAACGTGCTGAACTGGATGGTGCAGGTAAAAAACATGTTCGCCGCAGAGTTCTGCAATTTTTTCCGCCCCGTCACTGAGACATCGGAGGTGTCGATGCTCGATGTGATGAACTGCGAGATACGCGCCCTCACCGGCGGTGATGTGACAAAGGAAGAGACTATTCTGGATACTGACTGTCGGCGCGCCCTGACTGAACTTGACTTTCTCGCCAAGGAGGCAGAGGAGGCGCGGCGCAGATCTAAAAAATGATATGACCATGGATTCACGACATTTCTTTGACTCGGAGAAGTATTTCCGGGAAATCTGCGAGAGCAATATCCTCGCCGCAGAAAGGGGGTTTACCTTCTGCACCTGCTCCGGTGTCTCGGCTCTGCAGGGGATGCTTGAGAATTTCCGGACATCGAAGGCATTCTTTTGTCTCGATGACACAAACGACGGCAACCTGTTCCGCGGCAAGGGCGGCGGCTGGTTCAAAAAGCGCACATTCACGGTGTTTATCATGCACATCTTCGACTATAACGACATGTCGAGCTATTCCACCGCCCTCGCCCTGTGCCGCGAGCTCTTCTCGCAAGTGATTGCGCGCATGATTGTCGATGCCGATGACATCTCCAACGAGCTTGTGTATCTCCATACCGAGAATGTGCTGTGCCGCGAGCTCGGAAAGTATTCGCTTAACGGCTGCACGGGTTTGTATTTCATGATTGATGTGTCGGAGCCTGTCAACCTCACTTTTGATAAAAGACTATGGAAGAGCAAGGCATGATAAGGGATATCCACGATTACGCGGATGCCTGGACTGACAAGATGGTGGAGATATGGGTCGAGAAAATCGAGCGTCTTAAGGTGATTGACACCGGTTCGCTGCATGAGTCGTTCGACTCCAGTGTGCGTAACGGTGCTACCGGCTCGACGATTTCACTACGGTTTCTTGAATACGGGCTTGCCCAGGAGTTCGGTGTCGGAAACGGGTACGCCCATGACAACGGCGGCGACCTTCAGATACTCGACCCGCAATACAGGGAGTCGCACGGTCTAAACAAGCCGCGCCGCGCCGGCTACAGGCACAGCCCTCACATGACTTCCGGTAAGCCGAGGGAAAGAAGACGATGGTTTCAGGTCAAATACTTCACATCGGTTAACGCCATGGTGGAGGCGATGGCGAGAATCGCGGGCGACCATGCAGCAGCCGCCATCTCTGACACACTGTTGGCACGATACAGCAGCGCACGCCTGTGATGTCTTTTTTCGCGCGCGTCAATGGTAATAATTTAGCCTCGCTATGGATAAAAATACCTTATATGCTAAAGCCCGCAAGATTCGGGATGCGAGCAGCCCGAACGAAAACACGGCAGACCGTGTAGGGACACTGTTCAATGATATCATCGAGTACATTCCTGAAGTAAGTCCGGAAGACCTGGAAGCGAAAGCCGACAAAGCCAATTCACTTGAGGGATATGGCATTGAAGATGCATATACTTCAGAACAGACGAACGAGCTTGTCGCTCAGGAATCAAGAAAGGTCTCCGAGACAGTTACCCCGGGGACGATGTTTGAATTTGACGGCTTCATGTCACGTGATGAGCTGATTGAAGCGTGGACCGGCAAGATTGATAATTCACTGCGGTGGTCTCCGGCTACCGCGGGGCTGGAGGTGTACTGGGTGTCGGACCTTATGGGTGAGGGCGACGGCAGGTGGGTGATTCATGACAGTTCCTCCGATAAGTGGAACACGAGCCGGCACGCGCCATACTGGTATTGCCGGACCGCGACGACTCCGTGGCGTTTCTTGCACGGTCGCGACATATACCGCCTGGTCAATGTGGCTGCTGACAATGCCGAGGGACACCGCCACGAACTGCAATACGCTGGCTCTCTGTGTGAAGGAAGGGAGGTGCTTGTCATAGATGACATCGTGGATTTCGATTTCAAGTACTACGGGGAGCCTGACCCTGTCGTCAACCCTGACAGCATAGTGTTTGTCAGGGAGAATCCGGCGCATGAGGAAGACCCGCAGGCATGGAACGGTGGCTTTGTCGCGCTAAAAGACGCGCAATGGCATACATCATGGGTGGGAGCTTCCGAGACATGCGACCCGTCATGGTCTGATGCAACACGCCCCTTGGAAGGGAAATTTTATCTTAACCGTGCCGACTGGCGCATATACGTCAAGAACGGTCTCGGACTGGTGGCGATCGATAACGCTGCCTTTGACACGGCAGCTTCGGCATCCAGGGAGACGACGGCTCTTAAATCAAGGGTGTCTTATTATCAACGCTCACTGCTCCCTCCCGTGACCGGAATCTGCGACACGGTGCCTGAGATTTCTGACGGAGAACCGCCGGAACTTACCGCCGAACTTGAAGTGTGGGTGGTGCGCCCCGCAGTGGAGGTGAATGGAATGATGGTGACAGGTCGACAGCCGCCAATGAGTGAAATGCTGGCGGTGAAATACCGTGGCACTAAAATCGGGGACACCGGCATCAAATGGGTAACAGGCACTGAATGGCTGCGAAATCACGGCTACCTGGGGGCTCAACGGTATATCATCGGTGACTCTGTCTACACAGTGACCTCGGCTTCCGTGTCCGGAGGAACGGGCATAACCGGTGGCATCGCAACAAATAAGACGGTGTACACCTGGACGCTTTTGGGCAGCCTGTATCTGCCGGACGGCGGCGCGGTGCTGGCTCACCGTCTTGCCCCGGATGATTTTGAGACCGCGCTACGTACGGCACTTGCCTATGCAAAAAGCAACGGTCTGTCAAAGGTAGACTGCTCCTGGTTTACCGGAGAGTGGACCTGTCAGAACCGTTTCACAGTCGATTTTCCAGTCACCATTCTTCTCGGAAATGTGACGGTCACGATGGAGGACACAATATTTTTTGACATCCGCAGCAACAATGTAAAGATTCAGGGGGTCAACCGTCAGACCGACCGCACGGTGAACGACAGCAACGCCACTGTGCTTATCCTGGAAGGTGTATCCAACCTTAATACGGAGGGATATCACATCTACTCGCGCGGCAATAAGAACTGCCAGTACCGCGATATGGTGCTGAGAGGCAAGCAGACCTCTTCAGGAAGGCAGTGCGGCAACGCCTCATATCCCATCGATGGCACCGGCGGCATTTTCATTGAAAAAGCCAATCCGGGCACCACAAATTCCGGCAACACATGCAATGCCACCATATTGGAAAACCTTCTTATAGACGGCACCAAGGCTCATGCTATATATATCGACACGCCTATCCTGTCGATGATCCGCGACGTGCGTATATCGTATGCAGGCGGTCACGGCGTTTTTATCTCCGGAGGCACGTCGACCACCCTTGAATCCGTGTATGTCGCGTCGGCGCGCTATGCCGGGTTCTGCCTGCAGGGTATCACCTATTGCACGGTGTTCAACTCGGTTGCGGAGAATTGTGGCTGTGGGTGGTGGTTGCGCTCGGTGTTCAACACCTCACTATTCTCCCCGGGTGTCGAGACCACTTACAATTACGGGCTTAACCCATGGGCTGCCGCACAGAAGGTGTCGGGACGTTACGGGCTGGCGGTCGATACCACCAATTCCGCAGGCGCTACGGTAAAGATTACCGATGTCCCCGATGAGAACTGGGCGATGGGGTCGCGCTCCATACATGCCCGGTCGCTTTTCTGCGGCTATGCGTTTGTAGTCACCGGCGGTCGAAACGTGGATATCTACTCGCCTTACTGTATATCCATCGCCAACGAACTGACTCCGAACGACCCGAAACTGGATGCGGTGAAAGACCAGCTGTGCCTGATGATGATTCTCGGCAACAGCCGTGCGGTGAAAGTGAGCAACGCCATGTTTCAGGAGCGTAACACTTCGCTGATACCGGCTGCCATTCGCCACGAGATCGAGATTGCTGCTGAGGCGTCAGGCATGGACCTGTCATATAACCCTGACAGTTCCATGATGCCGTCATGGACGGCGATGACTCCGGTTACGGATGACGAATCGAAGACGGCACCGGTGCTCTGCCTGTCAAAGTCGGCGTTTGTACATTGCGGTAACCGTTTTTACACCAATGTGCTGTTCATGGGTAATCTCGAGATTGGCGGCTCGGCTCAGATAGCGGGGCAGATTGTGACTGACACGGGCATCATCACCAAGGGCCCGGTAATCAACTATGACGAGGCTGCATTAAATCTTCAGTATGTCATAAGCCCGGACACTACCGACATCGCCTATGCCTATGACGGCACCGAGTTCAAGGTGCTTCCAAAGGCGACATTTGCGCTTGATAATGTCACGGCGGAGACCCGCTTCATTCTTATGGTCGATGGCGTGGAGCGCGCAGCAACAACCGGGGCCAATGAGATGTCGTTTAAACTGTCATCGCCGGGAGAACATACGATAGTCATGACGGGCACATACGGTGACAAGACCGCTTCTACCGAGCCGCGCATAGTGACAATCGGGGAACCAGCTAACCTTCCGATACGTTTCATGTCGACGGAAATTGTGTCGGCTACCGCGACAGCCGTGCTGCTGCGAATCTCATATCAAGGCACTTACGTCGTCACGGAGGCGGGTATCGCATACTCAAGCAGCAATCAGTCGCCGACGACCTCCCAGAACTCAAAGGCTCTTTCATCGCTTGACCTCATATCCGACGACCCTGACGGGCTTACACATACATACGAGATTGAGCTGCCGAGATCAAGTGCCACCACCATCAGATATGTGCGCGGATATGTCAGGGCGAAGGAAGATGCCGATGCGACTTCCGCTTACGCTCACTATGACACTACGGTATATAGGGTGGCACTGGATTCAATCGAGGCACTATGAACTTAATACGTAATTAATATGAGACATTTGAAACAGGAATTTGACAAGCTTACCTTCAAGGAGGTGCTGGTCTACACCATGTCGATGGTGACGATGCTTGCCGGCATGGTGCTGCTCTTCCTCGGCATGTACATCCCGCCGGAGGGGCAGATACATGAGTCGGTGCTGACGGCGTTCGGCATCATCTGCGTGTTCTCGGCGTCGCTGCTCGGCATATCGATGCACTACGCTAATGAACTCAACCGCTTCAAGGATGCCGTCGGGAGGCAGCTCGCCGACTTCGCCGCGGCGAAAGGAGGTGAGGCATGAACCGCTTTACTTTTGACGAGATGACAGCCTCCGACAAGGCACGCGAGCTTGGCATCGACAACACTCCCCCGGCATGGGCGCGGCAGAATATTGTCGCGCTCGTGCAGAATATCCTCGACCCGTTGCGCGAGGCTTTCGGCAAGCCTAT